TGCATGGCGCTTGGATGGTGCGGATCTGGAATTAGCAAGTGGACGGCTGGCGGGAAGCGCGGTGTCTATACGCACAACACCAACAGCAGCACCCGCGAGGGAACGCACCCTACCGAAAAGCCGCTCACGCTTATGATGGAATTGCTTTCAGACTTCACCTTCAACGGCGAAACCATCCTCGATCCGTTCATGGGTTCAGGAACAACCGGCGTTGCTGCTGCTCAATTAGGACGTTCATTTGTTGGGTCTGAAATGGACACGCGATATTTCGACATCGCCTGCCGCCGCATAGAAGCAGCCTACAAGCAGCCCCGTCTATTCGCTGAGCCTGTCGTTAAGGCCGTCCAAGAGTCGCTGCTATGACCCGCCCCTCCAAGCTCCCGACGTGCGAGAAGTGCGAGGGGGGGGGAGGTGACCTCATGACCTACTTTATCGGGATTGACCCCGGTCTGTCTGGCGCGATTGCTCGCTATGACCCGTCAACCAACGACCTCGCCGTCTATGACGTGCCGACATACGAACTGAAGCGCAACGGCAAGACCAAGCGCGAAGTCGATCTGCACAGCTTGGCGCGGATCATGGATGACCTGACCAAACTAACGGGGGGGTCGATCCTTATCGAACAGGTCGGGTCGATGCCAGGTCAGGGCGTCTCTTCCGTATTCGCCTTCGGCAAGGTTTACGGCATCCTATTGGGGGTGAGCGCGGCGACCTTCGTTCCCCTCGATACCGTTACGCCTGCCGTGTGGAAGAAGGCCATGGGTGTCACGGCGTCCAAGGACGGATCACGCGCTAAGGCGTCCAGCCTGTTGCCTCAGTGGTCGCACTATTGGTCGAGAGTTAAGGATGACGGACGGGCAGAGGCTGCGCTGTTGGCTATTTACGCTTCAAGGAAAGATGGAAAATGAACGCTTTCGAAACGCACGGCCTGACGCACCTCTCAGCATCGCAAATCAATCTCTGGCTCAATGCGCCTTCGCTTTGGGTATTGGAGAAGTTGATGGGGAAGCGCGGGGGCATGGGATGCGCCGCGCACAGAGGGACCGCAGCAGAGGCAGGGATTAGCGCAGGGCTGTTTGACCCGTCGCTGAGCCATGAGGACTGCGTAGCGGTCGCCATGCCCGTCTATGACCGTCTGACGGCGCTCTCTGGCGATCCTAAGCGCGACACAGAGCGTGCGGTCATTCCCGGCATGATTACGCAGGGCCTTTCGTTGCGTGAGCACGGATTGCCGATCCGTCCGAACGAGGGCGATCAACATAAGATTGAGGTCCGTCTAGAGGGCGTCAGCGTCCCGATCATCGGCTACCTTGATTGGCTTTACGCTGACGAGGTGCTGGACCTGAAGACGACCATGCGTGTGCCTAGCGCGATGTCGGAGACGCATTTGCGCCAGGCCTCGCTCTACAAGACTGCTCACATGGATAAGCGCGTTCGCTTTTTCTATGCGTCCGACAAGAAATCCGAGAAGCACACCTTGACGAAGGATCAATATGAGGCTTCCATGCGTCAGCTAACGCTTTCGGCTCAACGGCTGGAGCGGTTTCTTGGATTGTCAAAAGACGCAAGAGAGCTTGCGGCCATCGTGCCGCACGACAGCAGCAGTTTCTATTTCGCAGACGCACAGACAAAGGCGAATGCAATCGAGATTTACGGCTACTAACGGTCGTAATGCGCGGTCCCGACGCTTTTCGGGTGGGTGAAAACGGAGAAAAGCAATGGCCCTTGGCCTGGTTACAGAATCGAATGGTGGTGGCGACTTCAACAAGGTCGTCAAGTTTGATGCCCGCGCAGGACGCATGTTCCGCGTGGACCGCGAGCAAGACTCGGGCGGTCAGTGGACGACGGAGAACGTCGAAATCACGAACGGCTTTACCGCCGTCATGGACCTTGAGAACATCGAAGTGGGTTGGTGCCTGTTCGCCGCTGGCGTCGCGCCTCAACTGACGCTGGTTCCTCTGGGTCAGCCCCTTCCGGCCCGTCCGTCTGATCAGCACAAGCAAGGCTTCCGTCTTATGATGAAGCTCGGCAAGTCGTCGGGTGGAGACGTGCGGGAGATCAGCGCCACGTCTAAGGCTGTTCTTGGGGCCGTGGACGAGCTTCACACGGCCTATGAGGCGCAGAAGGCCGCTAACCCCGGCAAGCTGCCCCTGGTAGCCCTGACGGGTTCCAAGCCCATCGTTTCGACGGGCAAGGGTCAGACCTCGACCAACTATGCGCCGATCTTTGAAATCCAGAAATGGATTGATCGTCCTGCTGAGTTGGGCGGGGCAGCTTCGTCTGGCGAGGCCAAGGAAGATCCGAAGCCGGAACCGGTGAAGGAAACTCCGAAGGCCGATAGCGGCGACGAAGAGTTCTAAGAGGGAAGGGGGTCGAGAGGCCCCTTTCTTTTTGTCTGGGACTATCCGCAAGTAGCGCTTGCGTGTAATTGATTTGAGAGTATGGTAACCGAAATAGGAGGTGTCATGATCGAACCAGATCCCATAAATGAATTGAGCGCAGCAATTGAGCGAGCGGGGACTCAAACGAAGTTCGCCGCCGAGTGCGGCTTGCCTCAATCTTATATTTCAGCGGTCATGCGCCGCGAGCGACCACCCTCTGATAAGCTTCTGTCTATCCTTGGACTTAAGCGCGTCGTTATCCAGGTGGAGAAGCGGGCGTGATGACGGATAATAATCAGGACATCCGCCAACTCGACGCCAGCACCATTGCGGCGATCTCGGAAGAGATTGGAGCAGCCAAGGCGCGCGGCTGGCTTCAGAACGACCTAAAGCGGTGGTTTACGTCAAAATCGGTCGCACATGCGGATTACAAGGTTGCCTTGTCGGGTGGTGGCGTTCCTGCTGGAGTTGCCGGAACCTTGGCGCAAATCAGCATCACGGGCTTGCCAGATAAGCCGTGTGTCCCGAACGCCGACGATATTCGCAGCCACATTGAATGGTTGATTGAGCCAGCGAAAAGCGATTACGCCGATGCGCTGTTTGAGATCGCCTATGATGCGGGGAACGGGCATTGCAACGCGGCTGCGTTGTTTGATCTGGATGAGGTCGAGAAGGCCGTTGAGTTCGCCGTGCAGCGCAATGCAAACGGGTCGAACGTCTATATCGCAGCGGCACTCAAGCTGCCCGACACGGATCGTAAGGGTCGTTCAGAAGCGAAAGACTTCTACGTCGCGACGGCTGTGCCAATCGACATCGACAGCGACTATGATAACACCCGCGCTCGCATGGCGACTGTCTGCGAGGATGCGCTTGTCGTCACCACGGGCCTGACGCCTGAGCGGCGGTCGCAGCATTGGACGAGACTTGTTGAGCCGTGCGACGATGAAGGCGATTTCGCCCATGCGTTCGCCGCCCTCGTGCTTCACACCAACGCTGACGCAAAAGTCAAAGATTCGGCCCGAATCATGCGGCTGGGTGGAACGGTTTCCTATCCAGGCGAGCGCAAGCAGGCCAAAGGCTATTGCACAGAGCTAACCGTCACGACGATCCGAGAGAACGCCAAACCGTCCGACATTGAGCGGCTGAAAGGGCTTGAGGAAGCGCCAGCGTCTATGCGTCAGGACGTGACGCGCGAGGCAGGCGCAAGCGGAGAAATCCAGAAGGATTGGGTGGGCCGAGTTACTGACGGTCGAGAGTCGCACTTCCGCGATATTCTGTTGCGTCACATTCGTCAGTTTCAGGAAGAGAACGGCGCAGATCCAGAGCCTCAAGAGTTGTTCGACAGCGCCTTTGCAGAGTTCAGCGACCCTCGCAACGTTAAGAATGATGATGGACGTTGGACGAACGTCGCGGGACAACAGCAGCTTCTAATGCGGGTTCAGAACACCATGCGCCGCTTGCGTAGTGGCCGATTGGCGAAGCTGGGTCTCTACAGCTACGAAACCGGAGAGGGCCAGGCTCAGGCTGAGGCCGCGCAGACCAACCGAAATGCGGTCATGGAGGCGCGAAAAAAGCCCGAGACCTTCGTGGCTGAGGTTGTGTCAAGCGAGGGTGAGATCACGCCGATCATCACTGAGACAGAATCCGTCACTGCGACAGGCGCGTCTATCTTCGATCCTTGGGAGCGCTACGCTGTTCCAGGCTTTCCTCTGGAAGTGCTTCCGCCTGTGTTGCGGGATTACGTGGAATATCTGTCGATCAGCACCGGGGGCGACAGGTCGGCGGTTGCGATGTCTGCCCTTGCAGCCCTGTCTGGATGTATGAGCCAAGAGTTTGCGCTCAAGATGAAGCGTTCAGGCGATTGGTATGTGAAGCCGCGCCTATGGGTGATGTTGGTAGGCGATCCGTCTTCCAAGAAATCACCCATCATGTCGGCCTGTGTCCGACCCGTTCGGTCGTGGGAGTCGGTTGGGGTCAAGGAATACCAATCTTCCTATGCGCGCTGGAAAGCTGACGGCGACAAGAACGAGACAGAGCCAACCAAGCCGACGCGGTTTCTGCTCAACGAGGTTACGTCTGAAAAGCTGGGTGAGATACTCTCTCGCCAGGACAGGGGCGTTTTGGTCGAGCAAGACGAGGTGTCGGGCTGGATTGGCGCGATGGATAAATACGGTGGCGGTAAGGGGGCGGCTGCTGACCGTGGGTTCTGGCTTGGGGCCTATAACGGAGGCCCGCGCACAATCGACCGGCTTGGACGGGGCGAGACGTTCGTTCAGAACCTATGCGTCGCCTTCGTTGGAGGTGTGCAGCCTGATCGTCTGGCTGAGATGGCGAACCTTACGTCTGACGGCCTCCTACAGAGATTCTTGCCCGTCATGATGACGCGGGCGATCTATTCCGGCGAGGTAGAAGACGAAGCCCCCGCTGAAGCCTACAAAGATTTGTGCTTTAGGCTTCTTCGTATGATGCCCGCCAAGCTTCAGATGGATGAAGGGGCCAGGGAGGCGTCAGGGGCCTTCCAGAGGTTTCTTCATGACCTTGAGGGTATGGATGGTCTCGGGAAGGGCTTCTGCGGATTCGCAGGCAAACTATCGGGCATTCACGGCTCATTGTCTCTCGTGCTCCATATGATCAGCGATCCTGACGCGATTTTGGACGCGGTTTCCGAGCGCACGGTCAGGGATGCAGAACGCATCATTCGCGACTTCTGCATTCCGCATGGCCTGGAGCTTTATCGCAGTTCGACGGACGGCGGCGATTGGGAGGCCTTGCGTAAGATCGCCAGTTTCATTCTGACGAGTGATAAAGAGCGCTTCACGGCGTCGGACTTCACGGCAGGCGTTCGCTCTTTGCGCGGCCTTACGACGTGGGAAATTGGACAGCGCGTGTCGCCGTTGGTTGCTGGTGGATGGCTATCTGAAGACGAGGGCGGCAAGGGCTGGACTGTCGTTAAGAACCTTCGCCTAGCGATGGCCGAACGCCGCGCAGAAGAGGCGAGAAGGAAGGCCGAGGTGATGAAAATCATCAAAAAGGGCCGAGTTGGCGGCGATGTGGAATAATCGCTGTTTCCGTCAGGATTGTCAGGATTTTGGTATTTTTCCTGACAATCCTGCTTGCGCGTATGTAAGCAAACTTGAAAATCCCTCTCTCTCTACCTTTAGGCGGGAAGTTCGGTGACGCGCACGCAAGCAAGATTGTCAGGATTTTGGAAAATGGAGAGATCGAAATGAACGAGGACACAACCACGCTGAAGGCGCACATAGACGGCGTGGACCACATCGCGCAGCGCATGGAATCGAAGTGGGGCGTGGACCGACTGCCGCTTCTCGTAGGCGCAGACACCCGCGCCAAGTTCTATCGCCAGGGCGAACGCATGAGGGATGCCCTAGAAGCCTGCTACGGCGCGAAGGTCATCACGCGCGATATGCTGGACACCGTGGCGAGCGCGACAGGCGGCATGGAGCGCGCTTGGGCTGCTCTGGACAAGCAGGCCGAACAGGCGGGCGAGAAGCCGATAGATCCTGACGTTTGGGAGACGCCCTTGTCGGATGGCTCGCTTGTCGCTATCGTGCAGACAAACGCAGATGCGTCGAAGGTTATTCGGGATGGGCGACTCAAGAACGTCTGGACGCTCGAAGAGGTGGCTCGCGCCATTGAGGCCTTCCCTGATATTGTGCGGTCGATCAAGGAGACGTTTCCCGGTGCGCTGGTTCAACCTATCAAAACGAAGCGAGCGCGTGGGGAGAAGCTTGATGACCCAATTCCGTTCGGTTGAGGCGTAGCATCATGCAGCAGTTTCGATCATACGCAGATAACGGCATGGCAGACATGCTGAAAGAGGCGAGAAAATCTCCGTTTGGAAAAATCACACCGCGAGGCAAAATCACTCGCGACGTGAAACTTTCCAATGCGAGCCTAAAACCTTCTGAGGGCGTCGCTCTTCGTAAGTTTTCGTGGGAAGCCGAATGACTGGACGACCCTCAGTCTTCACGCCAGAGATCGCCGCAGAAATTTGCGAGCGTATCGCCATGGACGAGTCGCTCATCAAAATCTGTGAGAGCGATCATATGCCGTCAACGAACACGGTTTATCGGTGGCTGAACGATGAGGACAAACAAGGCTTTCGTGATGACTATGTGCGCGCACGAGGCAACCAGGCGCACACCGTAGCGGACCAGGCCAAGAAGGTTCGGGAAGACTTGCTCGCTGGTCTGATCGATCACCAAACCGCGAACGCCCTGCTCAACTTCATCAAGTGGGAGACGGGCAAGCGCAACCCTAAGACCTACGGCGACAAGATCACGCAGGAACACACCGGCACAGACGGCGGGCCTATTCGGACGCAGGGGACGGTGGACGTGACGGGTCTGAGTGCCGAGCAGCTAGCGGTTCTGGCGAGCATTCCGGTGGCGGGGGAGTAGAAGTGACGAACGTGGTTCAGCTTGAGGTGCTGCAAGGGGACGGCTTTCACATGGAGGCCGATGACGTTCTGAATGGCGCTGTAGGTCGCTTGAGACAGTGTTTCGTTGTCGGCATTGACGAGGACGGCGAGATTTACATGGCCGGCACTGACGGATGCGCTGAGAGCGTGTTTCTCATGGAGCGCGCCAAGGCCTTGATGGTTGGGTCTGACTATGGGCGCTGAGAAATAACCCGTTGACACCGTGACCGGTCGTGATTAGTGTCGGTTATCAGATGGAGAGACGGACATGGCAATCGTTGGACAAGCAGCAAACACCGTTTACGGCAAAGGCATCGTCGCCAAAGTCAACGGTAAGTCGGTGATCGTCACTGTGAACGGCCAGGCTCACAAGCTGAGCGCCAAGCAGTTCGGGATCATGAACTGATGACGAAGGATAATTCCAACCTCGTCCGTGAGTGCTACATGCACGATACGGGCGTGGTGCCTGAGTTCGATCAGCGCACCTTCATGGACTGGTGCGAAAAGCACGTCGTGGAATGGAAAGCCAAGGTCACGGCGCTAGGGTATGATTGGCCTCGCTGGAGCATTCCAGAGGACTATCACGTCCGCCTGACCTATCACGAATGGCTCAAGGGAAGGGTCGGGCTGTGAGCCAGCATGACGAGGAGCGCGCACAAGAGCGCCTTTATGCACGGACGCGCTGGATCACGCGCGAGGATCTAGAACGTCTTTATCCGTCCGTTCAGCCTGACGAAAATTATGCGGACGACGAAATCGTGCTCACCGATCCGAATCCTTTCAAATAACGCTTGACCATGTGACCGGTCGTGCTATGTTGGCTCCAACAGATGGAGAGAACGACATGTCTTTGAACGAACTGCTGGCCCAAACGATCAGCCTGCGCGACAAGACTCAGGCCAACAACCCCAACAGCCAGCGCCTGTCGATCCTAGAGCGCGATATTCAGCGCCTGAAGCGCATGGGGGCGGTGGCATGACTTACGTCACCACAAGTCTCCGCAAAGCCCGCAAAGCCATTCAGGACGGACAGGCTGATGGTATAGCCCAGGCTGTCTCTCTTCTGGTTGAGTCGCAGCCTGACGTTCATCCCGACAATCAGACATGGGATTCAGCTATCGCCATGCTTCGTATTTTTGAGGCTAACGTGCGGAGTTCGGCAGCATGACCCCCTCCCGCCGTGCCGCAGAGGCGGCTTTGAATATCCTGAGTGGTGAGCAGCGTTTCCTTAAAGAGATCCTCCGTCAGGACAGGGAACGCCACCGCAAACTGCACCTTGGCTACACGATTGAGGAGGAACGCATGTGGCTACTGTTCAATCGGTGTTGCCATCCAGGCCGCAAAATCCGCCTTTTGCCGCGTGTGATGAGAATGGCCGTGACCAGACCAAATCAGATTGTTGTTCGTCGCCGCACGTTTACCGATGAGCAGGCGCGCGAAATCATAAGGGCCTCCCAATGACCCCCGACACCATCCGCAAACGCGCCGAACGCCTGCGCAGGAAGGAGGCGGGGTATAAGCGCGTGGAGTGCTGGTTGCCTACTGAAGACGTAGCGTGGGCGGATCAGATCGCCAAGGATAACGATGACTCGCTGGCTGACATTGTCGCCTGGTGCGTTTCGAGCATGAGGAAGGATTTCAGCGAATGACCAACCCGACCCTTGAACGCGCGGCTAGGGCTTTGGCTAGAGGCCGAGCAGACCCGAAGGGCGTGATGTCAGACGAGGAAGTTGCTGCATGGGCTGAGCAAGTTTGGACGAACAAATATATTCGCGCAAACCTGTTTCGTGATGCCCGCGCCGTGCTGATGGCTGTGCGGGAGCCGGATGAGACGATGGTCAAGGCTGCGGAGGATCGAGAAGAGGAGATTGTTGGGACGTATGGCTGTGCAGATCCTACAGGAGGATTTGAAATAGATGGCCCGAAGATTTGCTTCGTTGCCATGATCGACGCGATCCTTGGCGAAGGAGAGGGGGAGTGATGGAGCCTTGGTATGGAGATCGTGACCCCCACGAGGTCGATCAGGGATGCGGAGAATACGACGGAACTTCGTGCGAAGTGTGCGGAAGAGAGCGCGTCATGATCGGCGGCGCGACTGGCAAGCGCATCTGTGAAAAGTGCGGCCATTATCAGGAACCCCCCACCCCCACCCGCGTTGACGCAGCATGACCCTTCTCCTCACCCTCCTAATCGCTCTCGTCGTTCTGGTGCTGATCCTCTACGCCATCGACATGATCCCGCTGGGCGACGTTCGCATCAAGCGCCTGATTCAGGCCGTTGTCGTCCTCCTCGCCGCTTTGTGGGTTGCGCAGAGGGCGGGGGTGTTGTAGTTACTTGGCGCTTCCAAAGCTGTCGCGAAGTCAGATTCGCGGTTAGAGGGTTTGGGTTAAGCCCAACCGACAACGGCCCGCCAATGTCCTTGCGATGTTGGCGGGTTTCGTTTTATAATAACCACACAGAGACCGACTGGATTCCGGTTGGATGCGCACTCTGTAAGCGGTGCAGGATTTGAACCCCGGCCGCGAATGGCTGCGGAGCCATATAAGCCCCTCGCTCCCTAACCGGACGAGGGGCTTTCTCTTTGGAGTGAGCGGGGGTATGGTGGGCGGTCAGATGGAGAGAGACATGACCGAGCCAGCAATTCAACCCGACCTTCTCAAGTGTGCAACGCTTCTGTCAGATGATGGCGATCCCGTTGTCAGCGCTGTCGCTTTCTGGGTTAACGAAGAAGACCGAGGCCTTGGCTTCGTTCGTAACGTAAACAGCAAGGAAGACGCGCAGGATTTGGCGAAGATGCTGAGAGATCACGCCAACACCCTAGACAACTGGAAGCCAACAGATTGGAAGGCGTTTTACGCCGAACTGGAGGAAGTCCAATGACCACGCCCATCAAATCCACCGCCGCGCACGTCCTGTCCACTGGCGAAGCGACTGATGAGGAAGCCAGGTCGCTCGCGGCCTACGCGCTTGGCGACGCTGCTCCGACGCGAACCACGCGCAGCTTGTCTGACCTCCAGGCACTATACGACAAGGTGAATGGCGTGGAGGGGCAGACGGAGCGCGCAAGGGCGATTAAAGCTGAGATGGAGCGCATGTCGTGAACCGCCGCGCCCTTGAACTTTCATCTGGCTCCACGCTTGCGCACCAACCGACTGACTGGAACGCCTCGTTCGCAAAGGCTGCGATTGTACATCAGGGCTTGTATGGCGCTCGTTTAGATAGCGACAGTGCGGCAATTGTCCGTGCCAACGCCATCAAGGAAGCGCCGCTTGTGCCGCTGCTAGAGATCGTTCGCGGTAGGCTGTGAGGCTTGCGGTCACAGACGTTTACGAGGCCCGCCAAGAGTTAATGCGGCGAGGGGTTCGCGACTATAGCTGGGTTGAGGTTCCTCCCAAGCTGGCCCCGATGTTCAGCAAGCCCAGCCGCTACAAAGGCGCGTATGGAGGGCGTGGATCTGGCAAGACGCGATCTTTCGCTCTCATGTCCGCCGTGTTCGGAACAGCAGCAGTCGCGCAGGGGAAATCAGGCGTCATCCTATGCGGACGTGAGTTTCAGAACTCGCTAAGTGATTCGTCGTTCGCAGAGGTTAAGGCTGCAATCGAGTCTGACCCTTGGCTTGCGCGTCAGTGGGAGATTGGTCGCCAATACATCCGGCACGTGTCCGGCAAGGTCGAGTATGTCTTTTCGGGCCTGCGCCACAACATCGAATCGTTGAAAGGCAAGGCGCGCATTCTTTTGGCTTGGGTCGATGAGGCCGAGCAAGTCAGCGAAATGAGTTGGAAGACCCTCATTCCTACGGTGCGTGAGCCTGGGTCGGAGATATGGATTACGTGGAACCCGTCTAGCCCTGATAGCTCCACGCATCGTCGCTATCGCACTGAGGCGACCGACGACATGCAGATTGTAGAGCTAAATTGGAGTGACAACCCTTGGTTCCCGTCCGTGCTGGACGATGAACGCAAGCGCGATCTTCTCGTCAGGCCCGATGACTACACGCACATCTGGCAGGGCGGCTTCATGGCCCGCTCTGATGCCAAGGTGTTCAAGAACTTCCGTGTTCAAGAATTCGACAGCCCCGCCAACGCTACATTCCGCTTTGGAGCGGATTGGGGCTTCTCCGTTGATCCGGCTGTCCTGTTGCGTGGGTTCATCGGCAAGTGGGAAGATGGCAGGCCTGTCAACGACCCATCGGGGCGGGTGCTGTTCATTGACCATGAAGCTTATGAGGTAGGGATTGAGGTTGACGAAACGCCAGCTTTCTTTGACCGCATCCCAAGGTCTAGAGACTTCCGCATTACAGCAGACACGGCACGTCCTGAGCTTGTCAGCTACATGCGCAGGCACGGCTTCCCAAAGATCATCCCGGCTACAAAAGGCGCAGGATCTATCGAGGATGGCATATCGTTCTTGCAGTCATTCGAGATTGTGATTCACCCCCGTTGCCCTGAGACAGCGCGGGAGTTTGGCGGCTTCAGCTACAAGATCGACAAGCAGACGGATGAGGTCTTGCCGTTCCTAGATGCTTGGGATGACCACACTATTGACGCGGCTCGATACATGCTAGAGGGGCTGAGACGACAAGGCGTTGCGCCTAAGCCTGAAAAAGGCGATACTCGACGCCCGAAAGACCTGTATTCACGCGACAGATACGCAGACGAGGACGGCGGCGGACTTTATGGCTGATGTATTTTTCGCTGAAGAAGAACTGTTGCTCTCTCCCGAAGAGCAGGAGCAGGCCGATCTAGTCGCGCGTCTTCGGCTGATCGACAGCGCGCCACTCAAGCGCATGGTGGACGAGTTTCGAGACGGGACAGAGATTGGTCGCGCTCAGTCCGAGAAATGCCGCAGATATTATGACGGCGAGCAGCTAGACGGACCGAAGACGCTGGCTCTACGCCGGGCCAGACAGCCCCGTGTCATCCGCAACGAGATCAAGCCTGCCATCAATGGCCTGCTAGGCATCCTGCAACAGGCCAAGGTTGACCCCCGCGCCTGGCCTCGCAATCCCGACAACGAAGATCAGGCGGATGTTGCGTCCAAGGCCCTGCGCTACGTGGCTGACGTTAATCGCTTCCACAAGACGAAGATCGACGTTGCAGAGAACCACCTGATTGAGGGGGTGGCGGCGGCTATTGTCGAGGCAGATGAGAAGACCGGCGCGGTGATCCATCGCATTCGGTATGACGAGATTATTTACGACCCCCGTTCACGTGAGGCCAACTTCTCGGATGCCATCTTCAAGGGCGTTGGCAAGTGGCTGTATGAGCAGGACGTGCAGCGCATGTATCCGCATTTGGCGGAAGACATCGGCGTGTCATTTGAGACGGGCTGGGGCGTGGATCTAGGCCTTGGCACGATGTATGAGGACAAGCCTGATAGCGTGGGCGGAAACTCATATTGGATGGACAAGAAAAAGCGACGCCTGTTTGTCGTGGAACTCTATCACCGCGAAGACCAGTGGATGCGGACGGTGTTCTATGTCGGTGGCGTCCTAGAGCAGGACGTGTCGCCGTATCTGGACGACGATCAGGAGCCAATTTGTCCTATCGTCATGGGGTCGTGCTTTATCGACCGAAAGAATCAGCGCTATGGCCTCGTGGCGTCTATGCTGTCGCCGCAGGACGAGCTAAACGCATACACGTCTCGCGCGCTGCACTTGGCTAACCATCGCCAGCTTCAGATTAGCGATCCAAACTTCCCGCCTGAGGTGGATTCCAAGACGGCAAGTGCCGAAGCGGCTAAGGCAGATGGCGTGATTCCGCTGGGATATACAGCCGTTCCCACGAACGACATGCTGCAATCCATCAGCCTGATGATGGCGGACGCCCGTCAGGCGCTCGTCAGGCAGGCCCCCACGCCCGCTGTGCTGGCTGATGCATCAGGGTCCAACGAATCGGGCCGGAGCCGCTTGGTGCTGCAACAAGCGGGCATGACGGAGATTGCTCGTGCGCTGGGTCGCTTGGAGGATTGGGAGAACGAGATCTATCGCCAAGCATGGTTGCGCCTGAAGCAGTTCAAGACGGAACCGTGGTGGATCAGGATCACGGGGGACGAAGGCAAGCCAGACTTTGCGGGCGTTAACATGCCCGCTGATGCACAGGGACAGCCGATTGATCCTCAAGTCGTCCAGATGATGCAAATGCAGGGGATTCAGCCGCCGCAGATCACAAACAAGCTGGCTGACATGGACGTGGATATTGAGGTAGAGACCGTGCCTGACACGGCGAACCTACAGGCTGAGCAGTTTGAGGCTATCGCGCCTCTGTTGCCTCAGATCGCCGAAGCCTATGGTCCGGCTAAGGCCCTAGAGCTTGCACTGGCGTTGTCGTCCATTCCCGACAAGGGCCGCATCAAGTCGATCCTGGATTCCGAGAAGGACGATCCGCAGGCGCAGCAGATGGCGCAGATGCAGCAGCAAATGCAACAAATGCAAGTTGAGCTGGGGATGCGTAAGGCTCAGGCAGATATTGCGAAAGTCGAGAGCGATACGGCGCTCAATGTGGCCCGCGCCAAATCTGAAGAGGCTGGTGTGGTAATCGACGCGGCGGAAATGCAGCAGAAAGCCTATGACCTTGCAACTCGAAAAGAACCACAGTATTAAAGACTACAGGGACACTCGCCGATGATCGGGGTGATTTCGGTTAGCCGCCGTTAATCAGGCAAGGAGACGGAATGACTGACGTTGTTGATCGCATGGGCGATGATTGGCTTGAAGAAGCCGGTGAGACCCAAGATCCTGTCGAAGCGCCGGAAGTTGTGGCGGCACCTGATGTCGTAGAGACGCAGGAACCACAAGAGCCGGAACCGACGCAGGAAGTTCAGCAACAAGCCGAGCCGGAAGAGAAGTTCAACCCGACGCTCTACAAAGAGATGAAGGAAGAACGTCGCAAGCGGCAGGAAGCGGAACGTGAGCGCGAGGAGTTGCGGCAACAGTTCGCAGCAGTCCAGCGCCAACAACCGCAGCCACAGGCGCAAGTTATTCCCGATGCGTATGAAGACCCCAACGGCTTCGCGGCTTATGTTCAGTCTGAACAGGCCAAGATGAAGTGGGATGCGACCGTTGAGATTTCCAAGTTCAAGGCCGAACACAAGTTTGGCGAGGACACGGTTAAGGAAGCGATTGCATGGGCTCAGCAGCAAGCCTCCGCTGATCCCGCCTTGGACATGCGTATCGGACGCGCTCAGTCTCCAGTAGAATTCGTAGTTCAGGAATACCAGCAGTCACGGACCCTTCAATCACTAGCCGGTAAGTCTCCAGAAGACTTCGCGCGGGACTATGCGATTAGCCAGGGCTGGATTGTTGCTCAACCGGAGGCCGCAGTGCCTTCTCAACAGCAACCGTCTCCCTCTAAAACGCCCCCTCGCAGTCTTGCTTCGAAGCCCGGTAACGGTGGAGTTAGCCAAGTTCCTCAAGGTGCGGATTGGTCGGAGGTAAAATTCGCACTGGATAGGTAATGGCCGAAGTCATTATTAACTCGAATCTCAACGAGACTCGCTGGCTAATCAACGACTACTACAAGCCCTACATTCGCGCCTCCGGGTTCGATATGTTCATGGGCGAGGGTTCGGATGCGGTTATCCGCATCTTCAACGAATCCAAGACCGATGGCGGCAAGGACATCATCGTTCCGCTACTGGGTGTCATCAAGAACGCGGGTGTTCGCGGTTCTCAGGTCCTTGAAGGCAACGAAGTCGATCTGGAACAGTTCGTTGACAAAGTCACGACGGAATACCGTCGTAACGCTGTCAAGGTTCCGAAGTCCACCAGCTACAAGTCGAACATGGACATCCTGCGTGTTGCGGGTCCGTCTTTGCGCGATTGGGCTGCTCGGATCGTTCTCAAGACCGGCATCATCGAGAACCTGACCGGTATCCCTGTTCAGGGCCTGTCGAACGCTGAAGGCTTCCTGACGCCTGACGTGGTTGTGCCTTACACCACCGCTACCCCTGCACAACGTAACGCCTTCCTGGTGAATAACGCGGATCGCGTTCAGTTCGGCGTCCTCGTGTCGAACGGCTCGTCCAACGTCATGGCTACGGCTCTGGCGACTCTGGACAACACTGACGACAAGATGAGTACGGCGGTTCTGGATCTGGCTCGTGAACGTGCGGCCGCTACGGCTGACATCTCCGCGACTGGACCGGCGATCAACCCGTATCGTCTGGACAACGGCGAAGAGTGGTATGTGGTCTTCGTCCAGCGTCGTCAGATGCGTGATCTGCGCCGCGACCCAACGATGTTCCAAGCCAATCGTGATGCGATGGAACGCGGTCGTGATAACCCCTTGTTCCGCAACGGCGACTTGCTGTGGAACGGCATGATCATCAAGGAGATCGCCGATCTTCCGGTGATCGCAGGTGCTGGCGCTGGCGGTATTGACGTGGCTCAAGCCACGCTGTGCGGTCAATCTGCAATGGCTGTTGCCTGGGGTCAGCGTCCGCGCCTGATCACTGACAACTCGCAAGACTACGAGTTCCGTCCTGCCAAGGCCATTGAAGAGCTGATCGGCATCAAGAAGACCACCTTCCAAGGCGTCAACTACGGCGCATATCACATTTACACGGCTGCTTCGGCCTCCCTGTAATCACCAACCATTCCCCCGGCTAGGCAATCCCGTCTAGCCGGGAAACGGTAGAAGGAAATATCTCTATGGCTGTTTTCAACAGTGACGCTATTGCCCGCGCTCTTCCGGTCCCCGGTTTCGGCGCTGGCGGCGGTCAGGTTCGTTGCCAATACACCAAGGTCACTCTGACCGCTGGCGCGACCACGACCGACACTATCAACCTGTTCCGCCTGCCTGCGAACTTCCGCATTCAGGATATTCGGGTGAAGTATCCCGCTTTTGGTGGCGCGACGACCTTGAACATCGGTGACGCTGGGTTCACTCAACCTGACGGCACCGTTTTGGCTGCTGACCCTGACCGCTACTTTGCGGCTGGCTCGATTGCCACGGCGGGGAACTCTGATGCCATCGCCAATACCGGCCTGTTCCTGCGTGGCCCCTCCAGCCGGTTCCTGACAGTCACGGCGGCTCTTGCGGCTGGCACGGTTGCGACGCCGGGTGATCTGGAAGTCGCTCTGTTCTACACGGTTGAAGAACCTCAAGCGTAAGGAGGATGTGATGAAAGTCACCTATCACGGAGAATATCCCGAGGGCCAGGTCAATGAGGACGGTGATCAATTCATCGTCCAGCATGACCACACTTTCGTTCGCGGCAAGTCCGTGGACGTGAAGGAAGAGGTCTTGCAAGCCAAGTTCGCTCAGAACCGTTTCTTTGAGACGGCAAAGAGCGACAAGGACGATGTTGATGCAGCAAAGGATGAGGCAGAAGAAGCCGAAGTCCAAACGCTGCGTGACTATCTGAAGGCTGAAAACGTGCCTGCTCATCACAAGCTAGGGCTGGAAGGCTTGCGCAAACTGAAAGCACAGCACGAAGACGCCAAGGATAAGGCTCAAGACTGATGAAGACGGCAAGAGACGTTATCACGCTGTCGCTTAAGAAGATCGGCGTTCTCCGCTCAGGCGGCGAGGCGTCGGCTTCTGATGCGGCTGACGCGCTGGCATCTCTTGCCTCTTTGTATGAGGAATGGATCTCGCAGGGCGCATTCGGACGGGTGCGCGATGTGGTGGTGAATGTCGCTGGCGAAGCGACGGCCTATCCGAGTGTCCACATTAACGAGATGGTTGATGGCGTAACCATCGATCTGCCTCAGACGGTTCCGTATGACTACTGGTATACGTGGCGTCCCTATCGCGACTACGGCTGGGGGCTGAATGTCCCGCTTGGTGGCGACGACGGCTATAACGTCCCGCGCGATAAGTCAGTGATCCGCATCACGTCGAGCGAGAACACGACGCGCGCAACCTACATTTACGACGGCACGATTCAGCGTTGGATGCGGATCGACAATATCACGCTGGCTGACGAAGCTCCGCTGAGTGCTAGAGGCTTTGATGGTCTCGCCTCGGTGCTGGCTGTTCGCCTGACTGAATTGTTCGGCTCTGAACTGGCAGGGCCTCAAACGCTTCGCAGCGCCAACCGCTACAGCGTTGCGCTAGTCACCAATTACGGCAACGAGGAAGACTGCTAATGCCTGGTCCCTACAACCCTGGTCAAGCGGCCATTCGCGCCGTTATGGTCAACCCCACAACGGGCGCTGATGTCGTACCCGCGACGAGCGCTACGGATGGTTCGACACGGAATACGGGCGCTAACGGCACTAGTGCCGCCACGACCGCTAATCCGGTCCCTACAGCGACGTATGGCGCGGCATCTCTTGCCACGTCTCAGGTAACCGTCGGCACGGGTGCAACGCAGATTGTCGCGGCTCGCTCGGGCCGTATGGCTGTGACCATTACGATGGTGGGCGCGGGTGACGTGTTTGTTGGCGTTACCGGAGTCACTGTCGCCAACGGCGCTCTGCTGCTAGGAACAAAAGGCTCCAGCATCACAATCCCTACCCAGGCCGCTGTCTTTGGCATTGGGGCTGTGGCGCAGGCCGTGAGCGTTCTGGAGACCTTCTAAGTGGCCGATCAAGGATCTAACCCCGCTGTAGACACGTCATCTTTCGCTCGTAAGGACGAAATGCCGACTGCTGCAACGAGTGCGCCTCCGTCTGTGGCGGATAACAGCGCCTTGGGGACGCAAAACACCGTCTACGCTCTGGCGAACCACACCCATGCCTCAAAAGCCCGCAAGTCTCGTATGACGAGTGCGGCAGATGGGTCTCTTGTCTGGACGTTCAATCCGCCGTTCACCAATGGCGTAACGCCTATCATCAGCGCCATTGCAGAAACTGGCGTAGGCGTCACAGACGTGATCAACGTTCAGGTCGAAGGGACACCTACAAGCACGTCAGCAAATCTTCGTGTCACACGCACGAATAGATCAACTGTCGCTCTCATTGGCCTAACGATTCTTTCCTTGCCTTCATCCCCTGGCGCGACAGTCGTTCATGCTATCGCTCTGGAGCCGTAATGCCAGAAATCCAGCTCGGCACGTCTAGTAAGAAGCGTCAAACGCAATGGATGCCCGTCATCCGTGCGGTGAACATGCTTGTCGAGCAGAGTGTTACTAATCGGTTCAACGGCATTGACCATATTCAACGCCCGGGCGAGGTTTTGTTTGCCGATCTAGGCGCAGACATCATTCGGGGCGTGTTCCGCCAAGCGGGGACATTCGACGGCGACTTTATCGTCGTTTCTGGCGACGACCTATACCGTGTGGACGACATAGGCGACGATACGCTTGTCGGTTCCGTCCCTGGCTCTCTTCGTGTCTCTATGGCCGCGACATCCTCTCGGGTGCTGATTGCTTCTGACGGCATTGCTTACAGCAGCACAGGCGCATCTGTGACGACCGTCGTCATGCCTGATGGTCGGCTTGTTGGATCTGTCGCGCAATTGAATGGCTACTTCATCCTACCCGAGGAAGGTTCAGCGCGGTTCTACTGGACCGAGCCGGGGCAGACAAACCCTGACGGCCTGTCATTCGCCACTACGGAATCCAGCCCCGGCGACATCGTAAAGGTGGAGCGCGTGGGGGATGAGCTTTGGTTCTTCAAGGAAGAGGGGATTGAGGTTTGGGTACCTACTGGCGACGCAGACCTGCCCTTCCAGCGCGTTCCGGGGAGAAACTACGACAAAGGCTGCCGCGCCAGAGATAGCGTGTGCCGATTCGATAACTCGGTTGCTTGGGTTGGAAACGATGGCCTTGTCTATCGTGGCGATCAGGCTCCGGTGCGTTTCTCCGATCATTCGCTTGAGGAGCAGATCCGCAAGTCGGATGTGGATAGCCTCCGCGCGTGGTCGTTTCCCGTCGATGGTCACTCTCTGTGGTGTCTGACGATTTCTGATGGAACATATGCCTACGACGCCTCTACGCAGCAATGGTCGGAATTTCAGACTTACGAACGCGCAGGATGGCGTTGTCATGTGGGAGATATGGGAGAGACGTTCGTCGTTGCCGGAAGCGATACAGACGGGAAGCTTTACCGCCTAGATCCACAAGTCGCCAACGACGCGGGGTTGCCGATGGTTCGGCGCATTACCGGAGGCATTGGCGTCGTCGGTCAGCCTCAACGCATCAACGCGCTTGACCTGTATGCCTATACCGGGACGGCACAAGACCCAAATCTATACCCCAAAGTCCGCATAAGCCTGTCTTACGATCTTCAGACCTATGATGATTGGTTCGACGTGTCGATAGGGCGTCAGGGAAACTACGGAGAGCCGGTGCGGCTGAACCGTCTTGGCGTGGCGCGCTATCCTGGCATGTTGGTTCAGTTTCAGGTGACTGACGACATCATCTGGACCGTCTCAGGTGCGGCATATAACGAGCCGTCTCGCTAATGGCTGCGTTCAAACTTCCTCGCCTCAAGGCCAATCTTGCCATTGTGAATGGTCAGGGCAAGCCGCTCGACTATTTCTTGCGGTTTTGGAATATCGAAGTTGCACCCCGCATTGAACAGCAGGAGGCGGATCAGAACGCCATCTTGGCTCAGATCCAAGAACTTCAGGCCTCTCAGGCTCAACAACTCATACTGATCAACGAGGCGCTTGAGTTGGCTGGTATCGCTATCGGGCTGTCGGGCGGCAACAGTGGATCTCAGACGGTTGAGCGCGATATGCTTCCGTCTGCGTGGGTGCTGGGGCCTCAAGTCGATCTTACAGGCGTTGTCGCTGGAGATCTTACCATTCCAGGATCTGGGCTGTTTTCTAAATCTACGACAACCTCTCTTTTTGGAGAGACTAATGGCGAAATCCGACTAGTCGAGGTCGTGGCGGGCGTCGATACGATCATCGGCGGACCTTGGAACTTCCTGATTACGCGCGCTGATCCAAATCCAGCAGGAACAGTTTACGTCACAAACCCTTCAGAAATCCCAGTCTTTACGTCTGCCAGAACGACGACAGGCGCGGTCTCTTACCGTATCGACACCCGTATGCTAGACGGTGATGTGAACAACATTGACGTGAAGCTTTATGCAAGGCGGACGACGTGATCAATAGGGATGTCAAGTTCTGGGATTCTGTAGCTTTTCATCCTGAAGTCGCTCCGTTTGTGTTCATGGAGTGTGAAAAACAATCCCTTTCTCCATTGATCAAGAACGAATGCAACGAACCGTTTGCATCAGATAACGGCGGTGTTCTTTTTGTAAAAACAGATCATCTTGGATCGATTTATGAAATGCACACGCTATTCACTCCAGAGGGGTGGGGCAGAGAGGTAGCAACGACAGGTGCGAAGGCGCTACATCACATTTTCAGCAAAGCCTTGCTCGTTTTCACTTACGAACAAGAAGGACATTGGCAGTCGCGACCCCCGAAAAGCCACCGCTGGAAGTCGTCTGGTGAGTTTGTTGACCAAGGCCTCTCAAAAAGGCTAAAACTATGGTATCTAACGCGAGATGATTGGTTGTCTTCGCCTGTAGGAAAGAAGATTCGATGCCCGTAGCGGTTCCTCTTATTGCAGCAGGCGTCGGAGCGGCAGGCACTATTGCCGCTTCAAAGTCTCAATCGAACGCCGCCAAGAGCGCAGCCAATGCGTCTCAGCAGGCTACGGATGCGACAATTGCTGAACAGCGGCGTCAGTTTGACATCGCGCAGCAGAATCAGCAGCCCTGGCTTCAAGCAGGAACGCAATCGATTGGTCATTATGCCAATCTTTTGGGATTGAATGGCGCTGGCGCTTCTGCGGAAGCACAAAGAGTCTTTGAGGCCAGTCCTGACTATCAGTTTCGCCAGAACGAGCAGGGCCGAGCGCTGACGGCGAGAAACGCCGCCCTCGGCATTCAGGACAGTGGCGCAGCGCAAAAGGCCGCTCTTCAATACAGTGGAAACTTGGCTTCAGGCGAGTTCAACAATTACGCCAATCGCCTAGCCTCTCTGGCTGGCGTAGGCCAAACGGCTGCAAATCAGAGCGCGGCACAGGGCCAGAATTTCGCTAACAGCATGGGGAATGCGCTCGGCAACAATGCACAGAACCTGGCGTCGAGCTACGCGACCCAAGGCGCGGCGAACGGTCAAATGTGGGGCCAGTTGGCGGGCATTGGCTCTGGCCTTATCAATCGGTGGGGATAGATGGTTCAGTTGATTAACCCCCTTGCAGCCGTAACCGAAGGCCAGCAATTCGTTGACGGCCTGTTCACTCAGCGCGCAAATCGTCAGGCCGGGGCTTTGTTGGCGGGAGGTAACAGTCAAGGAGCGGCGAACACCCTTTACCAATCTGGCGATCTCGCTGGAGGCCGTCAAATTGCGACGCAAGCAGCCACAGACGCTACCGCTGCTCGCACTCAGCGAACGGCTGATTCTGCACGCCAGCTTCAAACGACTATGCAAGTTGTCAAGGCGCTTAAGGCCCAGCGCGACGCCGGGCAGGATGTAACTGCTGCTCTTGCGTCATACCGTCCTACGTTTTTGGCTATCGGGACAAACCCGCAAGAGTTTGATCAAATTGCTGCTCAGGTCGCTGCCAACCCTGCGTTTTTGGATCAGGTGGAGGCGCTAACCGCTCAAGCAATGGAATATGAGCTGAGGGCTGGCGCTAACGGAGACACCGTTGCAGTTGGCCTTAATCCGCTTACGGGACAGACATCTTCGTCGGTCGCTTACTCAGCGCCGCGTGAGGCCAAGCGCGTTGCTGTCGGCAATGATTTTATCGAGGTTTCAGAAGACGGAACCGTTACGCCGCTTTACCAAGGAGCCAAGGCCCCCGAGTATCGTTCAGTTCGAAATTCTGATGGAACGGAAACGATTGTTGAGGTTGGCGGGCGTCCAGGCGGGGTGATTGGAGGGTCTGGAGCGTCCGCAAACTCCGGCGTTCCACGCGGAATCCGCAACAATAATCCAGGCAATATCGAGGACGGTCCATTTGCTAGGTCGTTGCCGGGTTATGCTGGATCGGATGGTCGGTTTGCTATCTTTAATGACCTGTCGTCTGGAGAGGGAGCGCAAACTCGCCTGCTAGGGTCATACGTTCAGAGAGGGTTCGACACTCCCGCTGAGATCATCAATCGGTGGGCTCCTCCGTCTGACAACAACCCTACAGGCGCATACATCAACTATGTTGCGCGCCGCGCCGGAATAGGCCCCAACGACCGCGTAACAGAAGACAAAATCCCGCTGATCGCTCAAGCTATCCGTGAGTTTGAAAACGGATCTCGTAGCCCTTCTAATGGCGCTGCTGCTCCCGCCACATCGGCAGGCGGCGGCGCTCGGGTTGTCGCACAGGGCGAAAATCGAGGTCTAAGCCCTGCTGAGCAGCGCGCACAGGCTACGGCAGATCGCGCGGAGCGTCGGCAAGACCAAGCAGAGGAGAATTCAAATCGACGCGATGAGGTCAATCTTCGGCGTGAGTTTAACAACCGTCAGGAAGTCAAAGACTTTCGAACTGTTCAGTCTGCCTATAACAGCGTTCAGGCTGCGGCTCGCAATCCGTCTGCTGCGGGCGACCTTTCTCTAATCTTCGCTTACATGAAGATTCTAGATCCCGGCTCGGTTGTTCGGGAGCAAGAGTTTGCCAATGCTCAAAATGCTGCTGGCGTTCCTGAACGTATTCGCAACCTCTACAACCGCGCAATCAATGGTCAGCGCCTAAACCCCAATCAGCGCAATGACTTTTTAACCCAAGCGAACAATCTGTTTCAAACTCGTCAGCAAACTTATCGCGGTATTGAGAACGAGTATCGTGGATATGCGGATAGCTACGGCGTTTCGCCTGATCGGGTTGCGCCGCCGCAAGGTGGCCAGCCTCAACGCCAGCGCTCAGGCAACACGCCTGGCGTTCGCTTTGACCTGACGCCCGCGCAACAGCAGGCGCGTCAACGCGTGATCGGTTCTGGCGGTCGCCCTTCTGAACGGCTGGGAAGCACTCGCAATCCCTATTACATCAACCCCGCTGACGTGACGGCTAGTTTCGCCAACGTTCCACGCGGTGGATATTTCATCACGCCTGATGGTCAGGTTCGGGGGCCTAAACCTTAATGGCTGATCCTTGGGATAACATTCCGGTCGTTTCTGCGCCGCGCACTCGTGAACCTCAACGGCCTGCGTATGGCGTTGTGGCAGAATCCTATACGAATGAGCCTGCTGAGCAACTTCGTGCGCAAGGTTACGAACTAGAGCCTTCGACTGGCAAATGGGTCAAGGTTGTTGGAACAGCGCCTTACCCTGGCTCAGAGACTCAAAGCCCTGCGCCTTGGGATAGCGTTCCCGTCCTCACAGATTCCCAAACACGCGCAGCCGAACAGGCTGTCACGACCAACGGCGCATACGACGCAGGCAACTCCGTCTATCAGGGACTGTTGGCTGGCTTTGCAGATGAGCTTGCGGGCAAGTCCGCTCGCCTGGGTCAGCTAGGCCGAAATGCAATCCGTCGCGTTCGGGGTCAGCCTATCGAGATCAATTCGGCAGACCTTAGCAACGCCGTAACGAATGAATGGCGTCAACAAGAGCGTCAGTTTGCGCAATCCAATCCTGTTCAGAACATAGGCGGTCAGGTCGCGGGCGGCTTGCTGACAGGCGGACTCGCTGTTGGCACAGGCGTTCGCGGCGCAGCTATCACCGGCTCTCTCTACGGCGCGACATCAGGCGCGGGCAACGCAGAAGGCGGCGTAGTCGAGCGCCTGCCTAGCGCGGCTGTGGGCGGTGTTGTGGGCGGTGCGTTGGGCGGCGCTGTGCAGGGCGCTGGTCAGGTTGCTGCTCCGTATATCAGCCGGATTGCGGGGATTACGGGTGTCGGAACGCGGCCTATCCGAGAAGCGGCGGGGAATGTGTTTGGTCAACGTGCCGCTCCCGAAGTCGTCGCAGCACGCCGTTTGTCTGACCAGCTTGGACGCAGCGGCGTCACGCCAGAAGCCGCATCGGCAGATATTCTTCGGTTCCGTAGCGCTGGCCTTGAGCCGTCCATTATTGATGTTGGCGGTCAAAATCTTCGCGCCACTGTTCGGGCCTCCGCTTCTGGCGAAGGGCCTGGACGTGAGTTAGCGACGCAATACGCAGAAGGTGTTCGCTCGTCTGTCGGGCCTCGCACTATTGCGCGCGCACGCAGGCTGACGACGGATAACCGCGACGCTATCCAAGTGGCTCGCGATCTGACTTCGGCGCGTCGGACGGAGGCCCGCGATCTCTACGGTGACGCCTACAATCAGGAAATCACCGTGCCGATTGAAATCGTCGGTGCGCTTCGTGGTCCTGAAGGCGCGGCTGCTATTGCAGAGGCCCGTCGCATTGCCGCCCTTGAGCGAGACGCCGATGCGCTTCGCGCGTTGGATGATCTGGCGACGGCTGATTTCGATCAAGCCACGACTGCGACAGGCAAGGCTCTGGATTACGTGCGTCAGGCATACGCCGACATGGCGCAAGGAGCGGAAGGCAATCTTGGCGCGGCTCTAACAGGGCGTGTTAATGAAATCGAAGAGGGGCTGAACCTCATTCCCGAACTTCGCACGGCTCGCAATGCCTATCGGAGCGCATCGGAACAGATTGATGCGGTGGGCGGCGTTCCAAACGGCTTGGGTCGCCAACAACTTGGCAGGCCAGATCGTGCGCCCCAGAACGTGATCACAACCGATGCGTCTCGCTATGGCGAATACGTCGGAGGGCTGTCCGAGCCTGCTCAGGCCGCAAACCAAATCTATCAGCGCGACCAGATCGTCCGTTCGCTAGGACAGGCCAGAGAAGGCGCTGTAGGGCCTTTAAACGCTATAAGCGCAGGCAGCAATCTTCCGGCTGGACCGAACGCCCCCATAGTCGCGCGTAACCTTGAGGCGACATTCCCTGGTCAGGGCCAGCAGTTCCAGCAGGATATTCGCCTTGCCCGCGATCAAGTCACGGGCGCGAACTTCATCGATCCCAACTCTGGATCTCAGTCCGCTCCACGCTTGCAAGACGCGGCGGCGGAAGGCCTGCAACAAACCGCCAATGTCGCTACAGGCGGAAAAGCCGCCATCCTTCGCTTGGCTATCGACAACGCCATTCGTCGCGTCGGTCTGAACGAGGCAGAGCGCGAAGCTATTGTTCGGCTTGGCATTGGTTCGGCTGATGAACTGGAGCGCATCGCTCGTCTAGCGGAAGAGTCGCGCCGCCTAGGCCGTCGCACGCCTAGAGAAGTTCGCGCCTATATTCTGCGGACTCGCAACGTGCTTGGCGCTCAGACGCCCGAACAATTGCAAATCGAGCGTCTTCTTTTGCCTGCTCCCGCATCAGCAGAAGAAGAACAGCAATGAGCGTCGCCAACCAGAATGGCTCCGCTGACTGCCATATGATATACGTGATCAAGAACGCTCGCACGAGCCAACAATACCACAGGGAATACGATTAATGGCTAGCGGTCGTCTTTTTATCCCCGGCTGGATGCCCGCTCGCGATAGCAATGGCGATCCTATTCCTAATGTGGTTGTGTCGTTTTATCAGAACGAGACTGACGTTCTTGCGTCTGTTTATGCTGATGAGGCCCTGACTGTCCCTCTGACGAACCCTGTTGCAGCCAATTCATCGGGTCGATTCCCTCAGATATACGCCAGCGACGCCATGACCTACAGTGCATCTGTTGATGCGCCTTATGGTCCCGCTGGACAGCCCTTCACGTTTGATGGCCTCCAAGCATCTCAGGCTGCGGACATCGCAGCCGCAAATCTGGCACAAGGCGCTGCGGAAGATGCTGAGGCTGCTTTGGCAGCGACTGAGGCGGCTATTGATGCCGCAACTCAGGTTGGAGGCGGCGCGGCGGCCCTTGCTGGCGCGCTTGCGGGGGCCACCGCTGGCACAGCCGCCGCTAACGTGGTTGTGGCGACAAAGCTGGATAAGGGTCAAAATCTAGCCGATCTAAATTCCATTGCCACAGCACGGGCCAACATCGGCTTGGGCGTCTATAAGCGTCCAGAAGACTTTGACCCGACAGCGGGAAGCGGAGGCGATGATACAGCCGCGATCCAAGCCGCAATCGACGCAGCAAAAGGCTCGGGCGCAAGCGGACGCGCTTCTGCATCTGTGCTTCTGTCAGCTAAAGATTACCGGGTAACAGGACTGACGATCAATCGTCCTTTGGATATGTTTGGAGTAGGATCAAAGGCTAGTCGAATCATTCTTGTTGAATCCGCTACAGCCCCTGCCGTAAAAATCAACTGCGCTTTTGACACCACTAATTACTGGATAAGCGGAGGAACGCCAGCAGAGGTAAGGCTTGGCGGGTTCACCATTGTTGGCCCTAACCGCGATGCCGCTGCTGGTCAGAACGTTGCTCATGGTGTTTCTCTTGAGAACGCGGCTGTAAACCCGATTTACACGCGCGTCGTTCTAGATGACCTATTCATTAACGGTGTTCCTGGTGACGGTTTGAGCGCGACCGGATGGCAAGGGCTGCTTGAGTGGAGGTCTGCTTATATCGCCTATGTCGGACGATACTCGGTTTACGCAAACTCGGTCACAGACTGGCGCTTTATCAGCGGCGATATTTTCGGAGCCAAGAAAGACAACTTCTTGTTTTCGGGCGCTGTTGCAATGCAGCTTGTCGGCGTTAACTGTTATGTCGCACTCGAAAATAACATGAACATCTTTGGCGCAAGCTCGGTGGTGGCGCAGGGTTGCTATTTTGATCTTGCGGCGCAGCACAATATTCGCGCCAATATGGACCATCCATCTGCTGACCTTCGGATGTCAGATTGCACGGTTCGCTGGGCTAGTCAGCAGACTGACAATGTTTATTCCGACTTGTACATTGATCCTTCCCCTCGCGGGGGTCGCGTTCAGTTGAGCAATGTCAAGTTTGAAAACCCTCTTGTGAATGGATTTAGCGCTAAAGGGCCGAAATATAATATCGAGTTTGCGACGACAGCGATAGCGCTGACCCGGATACCCGGCGTGATTTTCATTGCAGATGACGACACTGATCCGACTCGGGGTCCGCTGGCTCGTGCGCGGATCTCCAACGATATGCGCCGGGTTCGTATGTTCCGAGGGGAAATTCCGGCGGCGACTACGGCGCAGCTTCGAAGTGCATCGGACCTGGTCAACACCACAAACAAACGACCTGGCGCACAGGTTTTTGAAATCGACAACAACCGATACTTGTCCGCGATCAACGGCACTGTGACGGGTGGATGGTATCTAAATGGAACCTTGGCGATCAACGTTGACCTTCCGTAGCGTCGCGCCTGTCTATATAGAGGTGTAGGGCAATCCTGCCCCTAATGGATGACTGACATGGCCGATGACAGCGGACCCATCAACCCCGACAACCCGCCTCAGCCTCCTCCGAAACGCTGTCCTGGATGCGGCAAGATTGGCTGTTCCGAACACGGCGAAGACAATGGTGGGATTGGAGGCAACTCATGACCAAGCCACGCAAGACAAGCGGCCCGACGAATCCGACGAGACCGCCTAAACCACCGACTAAACCCGGAACCAAGAAACGATAATGATCGTGGCTGTCTCCATCGCTGGACTTTGTTTGCTGGCTCTCGGGCTTGCCGACACGCGAGCGCGCTACATGGCGCTGATACTTGCGCTCGTCTGGCTGGAGACAGCCCTTTTCGACCTGATGGCGTCTGTCGATATGGCTATCGCGATGAGGCCATTGATCGACTTTTGCGGAGCTATCATGGCTCTTGGCGTCGTCACGCGAGAGCGTTGGAGCAAACTCGTTCCGGCGCTCTTTGCCGTCATGATGCTGTGTCACTCAGCCTATTGGCTTGCATGGCATAACGGTGTTGATTTGTGGTATGCCTATCCACACGCGCTGAATGCGTTGTGGTTGTGTCAACTTGCCGCCGTAGCGTGGCCTGGTGGGGGTCAGTTGGTTGGAGTCGTTGGCGCTTGGCTTAGCCGTGTTTTCAATGGGTGGCGCAGTAATGCTGTCTTGGTTCCTTGGGAACAAAAAGCCCGCGCAATCGGCTCATATAGACAAGATGATGTCGGGGCCTGTAGCGACGTATATCTACCCTTCGATAAGCGAGCTTGAACCGATGCAGCACGACGAGACAGGAAACCCCGACGTGGACATGCGGATCGCACTTGCTAGGCAAGAAGAAAAGGTTGAGGGCCTACGTCAGACCGTTGAGCGCGAGTTTGCGCGCGTCGGCAAGGGCCTGACCGATCTCGCACAGGCGATGAACCAGTCTGTCAACGACATGAAGGGGCAATATGTCTCTCGTGCTGAACACGCAATCCTAGAGAGCCGGTTTGCGCGTGTTGAGAAAATCGTCCTGACGGCGTGCGGCATTATCCTTGTCGCAGTATTCGGTGCTGTCATCGCCCTTGTGGTGGTGAAGGGGGGCGCATGAAAATCCGTATTCCAAACGCTGCTGAATGGATGCTAGGCGCGTCCCTTATCGGAATATTGGTGATCGGCGGTTTCATGGTCGTTCGGGCTTTTGAGCCTCTGCCTGTGCGCTTTGAAAGCCTGAATATCGTGAATTCTCCTAAGCCTGGAGAGACGCTAACAGTAGAAGCGACCGTAACGCGCGTTGAGAAAAAAGACTGCACGAACGGAGTCCAGATTGATTCTCGGGATTCAAACGGGGTCGAATCTCGCTTGCCTGTTCCGACGCGTCAGGTTTCAGGCCCGTTCACGCGATACACTATCGCCATCCCCACCGAGATACAGCCCGGTCCTTATGATCTTCGGGTCCGGGAAACAATCTATTGCGGCGGCAATCCACGGATCAGCGAAACGCCGTGGCTGGCTTTTGAGGTGATGCGGTGACTCGATCTGAACGGCTGGCATGGTTCATTGGCGAAACCGCTAGGCCTCTCGCCATTATGGCCTCGTCCTTTTCGGCATCGATAGCCGCTGTGATCGTTGCGACTAAGGTTGAGAATGGAAACGATGGAGCGATTTTGATTGCAGCTATCTTCGGCGGTGCTGGCGTCTTCTACGGGTTCAAGGCAGTCGAGACGTGGAAGGCCAAACAAGCAGATAGCGATGTTGAAGTCGCCAAGGTGGAGGCGAAGAAGTGACCCAGGCATCGGATAACGAAGCCTTCGTCCGCGCGGCACAGGCCGCTAAAGGCCTCAAGGTGGACGGATGGGCGGGCGACAAGACGTGGACGGCGTGGGGGCTGTCTGCGGAGGCTACAGGCTCCGTCACAGACCTGACCGAACGCGGCGTTCTTGAGTTGATCTCGCACGAGGCCATCGTTCAGGAAGCCTACAAGGACTCGGTTGGCGTCTGGACATGGGCTATTGGCGTCACTAACGCATCGGGTCATGAGGTCTATCCGCGCTACAAGGACAATCCTCAGAGCCTGGCACGCTGCATTGAGGTGTCTGTCTGGCTGATGCGGACGAAATATCTGCCAGACGTGTTGAAGGCGTTTGAGGGCCACGCGCTGACCGAAGCGCAACTGACCGCCGCCCTTTCGTTCCATTACAACACAGGCGCTATCCGCCGTGCGGATTGGGTGGATTCGTGGAAGAATGGCCGTGCGGATAAAGCGCGGCTTGAAATCATGAATTGGAAGTCCCCGCCTGAGATCGTTAAGCGACGTGCGGCTGAACGGGATCTGTTCTTTGACGGCAGGTGGTCAAATGATGGAATGGCGACGGTCTATCCCGTCAGTAAGCCTTCGTATTCGCCAGCTTGGAGCAAGGCGAAGAAGGTTGACGTGACGGCGGCGGTTAAGGTGGCGCTCAATGCGTGAGGTTAAGTCCTGGCTCTACCTCGCCGCCGTGATCGCACTCCTGATCTTGGCTACGTTCGTCGTCAGCCGCTGCACTCAGTCACGAGATCAATCCGCACGAACAGAGAAAGCCACATCCAAGGCGCTCGATAACGTCGCCACACAGACACCGGCCATTCGCCAAGAGCAAGAGGACAAACAGCGTGAAGTTGACAACATCGAAGGCTCTGACCAGCGCTTGCCTGATGGGTATGGCCGCGATTTGCAGCAGTTGCGCGACAAGCGTAATCCCCGATAGCCTCAAGACGCCGTGCGTGTCCACTGTGGACGTGTCTGGCGCTCAGACTATCGGGGATCTTGGTAAGGCGATCATTGCTGGGGACGGCGATTTAAGGGTGTGCTCCGTTCGTAAGGATGCCGTAGTCGCGATTGCAGAGGCTAACTCGCGGCCTTGGTTCTGGCCCTTCTAACACTCATCGCTCAACCCGCGTGTGGCATTGCGTGGGGTGTGCGGTTCCTCCCCCTTCCCATTGCGGACGAGGAAGGCGTCTGTGAGGTCTTCCAGCGCTTCGGTCGGGAGGTCGGATCGCCAGCGTTGCAGCAGTCCCCTCGCCTCCTTCAGTTCAGCGATCAGGGCTTTGATGTCCTGTGCGGCCCTGATCTTTCCGCCCGCGCCATACGTGCGAGCCATTGCACCTGATGTCGAATACGCGCCGCTGTCGAAAGCATCCGCCAGCTTCTCCAGCGCGTCTAGGTCCTGCGGGGTCATTTCCATGTCCTTCCGTTTTTGACAGAACTAATCGTGGTTTTGCTGACGCCATATTCAGCGGCAAGATTGGCAACGGTTTTTGTGGAAGAGCGAATGGCGGCAGCGGATTCATTATTGAGAATGGCTCTAGGGTTTCCCTCACCCGCGCGCCTGCCATTCCACTTAACGGATCTACCCTTACGGACCATGTCGTCCGAGTTTGCCTGCGTATCACCTAAAAACAGGTGCTCGGGATTAACGCAGGCTGGAATATCGCACTTATGGCAAACCAGCATCCCCTTAGGTATCTCACCCCTGAACGCTCGATAGCTCAGCCTGTGAGCCATGTTGACGCCTGCCACGGTTTTGATTTCTCCGTAGCCGTCGCGGTTCAGCCATCGCGTCCACAACCAGCACCCGCCGTTCGTGTCGTATTCGACTATGCTTCTGATAGTTTCCTGATTCATGTTTTCGCACCTGTCGGGGCGGCGGGAATCTCATCCGGCGCGTCGTCCCAAGGCACTCGGCTGGCGAATGCTTCTGAAGCGATGTCCAGTTCTCGAAGTTCAGACTGCGAGGGATTTTCGAACGCTACCCTGCGAGCCGCAACGACCAGACGCGCCACGTCAGCAGGAACCCCGCCCCCTTCCGGCAGCGGCGATGCGGGGGCGGCTGCGACGAGAAGTTCGTATGCCAACTCGATGTGTGGCCCGAGTTTCATCGCCTCTTCCGCGCCGATCTCAGCGGACAGGTTGAACGCGGCGGTTTCTAGTTGCTGCGACGTGGCCTTTACAGGCACCAGGCGCATCGCATCGGTGGGGGCATGGGTCATTTGATCTCTCCGGCATAGTGGATCGACATCAGGCCCTTGATGTCGGCCATGAACTCGTCAGCGTCAGACAAGCGGATAATGAGCCAAGAGTCGGGACGGTGGCGGCTTCCGCTGATGGTCAGCGTCTCGCCTTCGAGTTCCAGCTTCCATTCGCGGACGGTCTGGTCCGAAGCGTCATCGTCATCGCGCAGGACGCGCTCAACAGTGATCTTGCTACTCACGGCTGCGTCTCCTGCTGTAGGGCGGATCGGGCGATAGCCACATTGCTGACGCCCTTTTCATGTGCGATCCGCTCCAAAGCCTTCGCCAGCCGATCCGCTCGGGCTTTCTCGGCGTCTATTGCGGCTTGAGCGGACGCGGCGGTGACGAGGGGTTCGACCTCGCAGCCTTCGTGTCGTCCACCGAGGCCAGTGTAAATCCAACCGCTGTCGGCATGACCACGAAAGCGCCAAGCCACCACTTCCAGCCCCGCAGCTTCGGGGGTTTGGGAGGGGGCGGTCATGCTGCGGCTTTCTGATGATGTGCTGCAGCCAGGATTGCGCGGCCTATGATTTCGGGGACTGCTGGTGAGACGGCGTTGCCGAGGACCCGACGTCTGTGTGACCCATCGGGAAATCCATCATCCACTCGACGAACATTGGGTTCGGTACTCCACCTAGCGCTGTGCTGAGAGAGGTGCCGCCCTGCGCAAACTTGGCCTTCCGGTAGCCCGTTTCCGAAGCCAGCGGGGTAGGCAATAACCCAGACGCGATCCCGCCTGTGAGGCGCGCCAAGGGGGTTAAGGGGCAGACAGTGCCACTCCGCATCAAACCCGAGCGAAGAGAACCGGCTGAGAACTTCGTCCAATCCACGAGTGCGAAGGACCGGGGAGTTTTCGATGATGACGAACGTCGGCTCGACATCTTCAATGATGCGGGCGAGCTCCCACCACATTGAAGACTTTTCGCCGTCGAGGCCTCGCATACGTCCAGCGAGACTGATGTCTTGGCAGGGGAATCCGCCCGTAACGATGTCGATAGGTCCAACTCCATCTGCGGCCAATCGTTGTGCGGTGAGGGTTCGGATGTCGTCATAACAAGGCGCCTCGGGCCAGTGTTTTGCCAGCACACGCCGGCAAAACGAGTCAATTTCACAGAAAGCGACGGTCTGCATTCCGGCGCGCTCCAGCCCGAGGCTGAAACCACCAATGCCGCTGAATAAGTCCAGAACCCTCACGACTTCTCCCCTTCCTTCGCGGCGGTCGATTTCAGGGCTTCAGCAAGATATGCGTCGGCCTCTTCCTTGGTGGGGAATGTCTTGATCTCATAGTCATCGGCCTCGCCGTCGCCAGTCGTGTCGATGTCGATGCGAACAGCATAGATCGGGTCGAACTCATGAGCGTTACCGATCTTGGCGACGCCGCGCATCTCGCCTTGGGTGGCGTCTTCATAGGCGTCTTCAAGATCACATCGCGTGACCTCCCAATCCTCGGCATTCCACCACAGAGAGGGCCGCACCCTGTCGGCATCGGCGGCGGGGGTCGGGGATGGGTGGGCGTAGAGGGGGGCCTCATCGGCGTTGGGTTTGCGCGTCGGCCAAACCAAAGCAGCGTCGCCTTTTACGAGTCCTGCCAAGCTCTCTTTCGAGACCCATCCCACAGGCTCCCCCGCCGCCCCTTCGTCCTGGGCCTCGGCTCGGGCGGGGGTGGTGGCAGGCTTGGCCCCGTGCAAAGCGTCGCCCATGGTCTGACACAGGGTTACGAGAGGGTGCAGCGCCCATGATCCGAGCGGACGCAGCGAGCGGGCTTCCAGCGCGACACCGGGCGAGACTACAAACACCGGAACGCCAGCCGCCAAAGCCATGCCGACCTCGATAAACGCCCCTTTCAGCGGGAAGTCGTCAGGCTCGACATAGAGGATCAGGCGTTCGGCCGAAGTGACCTCGCGCAAGATGCGCTCCCACAGTTCGCCGAGATCGTGGCTCTGACCTTCGCCGTCTTCGTCGATCCACGTCGAGATGATCGGAGCGCCACCAGCGCGAAGGCTGCGCCACATTTCGCCGCGCGCTGGAACACTTGCACGGCTGGCAACGTAGATGCCCTCCCGCGTCTCTCCGCTCGGTTGGGGGCGGAGGGCGGACATGGCCGCGCGCTCTTCGGGGCCGTCGAGCATGTAGATCATGTCATTGGCGAATGCTTTGGCTCGCCGCCCCGCTTGGTCGTACTTATACTCTCGCGAGTTAGTATCTGTGCCGTGGAAGGTCACGTCGCCGTTTCGGTCTGTGTAGTCCTCTGGGACCAGATAGGCGGTCGCCATCCGCTGCATGGCTCGGACGTGCTCGCGAAGAGGATCGTCCGACCCGCTCGCTTCGACCGGAGCGGTGGGGGCGAGGCGGAAGGCGATGATGTCGGACCAAGACAAACCGTCAGAAGGTTGCAGCCCCACCACAACTTCTGGAACCCATCGTGATTTAACTTCCACCCTCTGCCCCGGCACCGGGTTCTCGCCGCCAGACCACGGCATCCAGCCGTCAGCGTCAGGGCGGCCGATGAAGGTCACAAGCGAGGGCAGATAGCCGTTGCCGCTGGCTAAAACGACGAAGTCAGGGTTTGCGGTTTTCACGGTTTCAATCTGACCGTTAGGGCCACGAACAATATCGCCCTGCAACAGCGGACCGGGTGTGGGGGCTTGCTTCATCGCATCGGCCCCTTTATTATCGTCTTGATCTTGCGGCATGTGACTCTCCATCCGTTCCGCGAGTGATGGCGGCGACTTTTAACGAGGTCGCCGCCTTTTTATTCGTATTGCGCTGATACGACCTGAATGTTTCCGACGTTCAGAAACATATCCGATCCAGCAAACATTTCATCCTTCACGTCAGACGACATGAGTGCGAACCTAACACACTCAGCAACCTCTTTTGGATGATAGTCCGACACGGTGGGATCAGGCTCACCTTCCTCGGAGAATTCATAATATCCCGCGTCAGTCAGTTCTTCGTCCGACATATCGGAAACATCAATCTCAAGCGTAACGACCAGTTTCATCACTCTCTCCATCCAGCCGCCAACCGGCTATGTGTCTTTATTGCTTAGCATCGTATCGGCGTCAACCGATTTATTCCACCGACTGTCCGCAGCAGCCTTAGCCGCCTCCGGGTCGTCGTAATGACGCGCCTTCTTCGCCTTCCCGCCCTTGGACCGTATCTCCCTCGCCCGGTCGGGATCTGTGAGGGCAAGGGCGGCGAGGCCACGGGGGCGGAGGGTCATGTGTCTTCCTCAACGAACAAGCTGTCTGGCTCGTGAAGAACGCCATCCGCGTCTCGAAACACCGAGAAATCTGTCACCCATCGGCATTGAAGCAATCCGCACACGTCAATCCGACACATACCGGATTCTACCTCAAAGTCGTTAACGGGCCACCACCAGTCGTCCTTTCCAAGGTCACGTCCAAAGATTGGCTGAGGCAAGCTGTTGATGAAGTCCATGCGCAGAACGTCACTCACTCCACCACCTCCATCATCATCCGGCTCCGCTCGACAATCTCACGGTCCTTTGCTCGGTCGCGCTCAGCCTGTGCGGCGTCACGCTTGATCGTTCGGATAGCCGCCAGAAGCGCCGTAATCTCGGGCTGGACGCGCTTCAGCTTGATCTCAGCCGACACCACGCCATCCGCCGTCGTGAACCCCTGTAGGGTGCTGGCGACGCTGGCGAGCATGTTGGCGGCATTCCTGGCTCGCTCCTGCGTCTGGCTGGGGACTGCGATACGAAGGGCGGTCATTGGATAACTCCCTGGTGGCGCAAGGCCTCTTCACAGGTCATCGTGTGACATTCAGGCTCGTCAATCTGGCCGCACGAAATGCAGCGACACGTTCCGTCACGAACGGCCTTCGGGTACGGAATGAACCGCGTGTATTCCTTGTGGCCGATGGTGATCTTCTCAACCGGTTTGGTCATCACTTCTCTCCATCCTCTGCCGCGCACGTCCGCAGCTTGTCCAAAACGTCTAGCTTCTGTTCGGCGGTGTAAAGGCCGGGTTTGATAGAGCCGTCACCATAGCCCATGCTGGCGAGGATCAGGCGGGCTTCGTGGGGCGACAGCACCTCGTTAGATAACCGCGCAATCAACTCAATCAGAGCCGAAATATCAGAGTGGATATAATATCCCTCATGCTGTCCCCTGATAAACAAATCAGGTTGCCGCTCTACGCATCGTGCGATGACAGCGTGGTCATCTGGCGTGTATTTCACGTCATCACCTTCAGCGCCACAAACAGCGCAACCGCGCCAACGACAGGCCAGAACAGCAGCCTTGCGATGCCTTCCGCCAGTTGATCCGGCGTTATTTCCATTGCGTCCCAATTCACGCTACATCTCCCTTATGCAAAATCGCGCTTGCCGACTTGGCCCATGTCCGATCCAGGCGACCGACTTGCTCAGCCAGACGCGAGGACTGGCATTGAGTGGTCGGCCAGTGTTCGTCCAGCGCTTTGACGGCTGCTACGAGGTGCGACATCGCGCTCTCGAATGAGTTAGGGCAGAGGTCGGTCATGGAAACGGCTCCATTTTCTGGAATACATGCTCGACTGAGCGCGCTAAGTGCTTGCGAATTGCGCGGACACGAGTCCCGTCAGGCTTGGTGAAAATAGCGCGCATAGCCAACATATCGTCGTCATCGTTCAGGAGGGCTTCGACGTTTTCAGGACCGGTCCAATCTTTGCCGACTAAAAACATGTCTCGGTTTGCGCCGCCGATTGGTTGCCAGTTCTCAGCCATCACTTCCCCTCCTCCAAAGCCACCGCAACCGCACAAGCGACGAGGTAGGCTTCTTCCGGTCCAACTTCCTTTATGGCCTCAATCATCCAGTCAATCGACTCAGGCGATAGCTTGGCCCGCGTTCCCAAATCTACCGCCAACTGACCCAGTGACACGCACCGTCCAGCGATCTCATGCGCCTCGTCTCGCGTCGCTTGGTTCTGTCCGTGCGCCTCGACGTAATCGCGGATGAACTCGTTGTAGGCGTTGGTTAGCTTTTGTTGGGTGGGAGTGGTCATCGGTCCGACTCGATTAATGCAACCATTTCGGCAATCCGCTGAGCCAACCGCTCAATAGTTTCGGACTTCTCGCTTGTCATCGCCATCTCTCCATCTGGCTCGTTTCGTTGAGCCGAGATAAGCACGGGCTAGGATGGGTCGTCAATAGGGTGCGAATATATTTCTGCATGGGCTGGACATGGGTCGTTTTGCCGGTCTATGAATAACGACCATTCAGGAGAACGACATGGCTAAACGAACTGAACTTGTCCAACTGGCTCTGACCAAAGAGGAAAAGCAAAAACTGCAAAGCGCCGCCGACGCGCTCGCAATTCCCCTCGCATCTTGGGTTCGATCACATGCGCTGACGGAAGCAAGCCACATCACCCTCCGCATCAAAGGAGCAGCCTAATGTCCGAGACCATCACATCGCACACAAAGGGGCCGTGTATCGAAGAGGTTGACCCTGACTATCCTGATCAGCCGAGCGGCTGGATTGTCGGGGTTGTCGAATACGCCGGATGCGGATCGCACGAGGCTAAATGGACATCGGAAGCAAACAAACGGCTGGCTCTGTCGGCTCCTGATCTCCTGGAAGCTCTTACGTGGGTCACCAGAGCGCTAGAAAAGGCTGAGGCAGGCTATCCCTACAATCTCGCAGATCAGGCTATCAGGCGCGCTAATATGGTCATCTCAGCCGCCACCGGAGAAGCCTCCGATGCTAACTAACCCCGAAGCCCTAGACATCATCAAAGCCAAGATCCAAGCGACAGGCGGACCCGCTGCCTTCTCGTCAAAGCACGACATTGCAGAGCCCTACGTTCGCAACGTCCTCGCCGGTCGCACCGAACCCGGCAAACGCACAGCAAAAGCAGCCGGGCTTGTTAAGCAAGACGGCGCATGGAGGTGGATGTGAGTAAGCGAAACGTCTTCACAGATGCGACAGACAATAAGATCAGGACGCTCTACGGTCAGGGTATGGGCCACAAGGCCATTGCCGACACGATTGGCTTCGGCAAGACGGCGACGAGCAATCGCATTCGTCACCTCGGGTTATCCAAGGCAAAGCCTCGCCAACTCAAGTGGACGCCAGAGATGGACGCCACGATCAGGCGCTACATCAACGTCCTGACGCGCGGCGAGATCGCCAAGAAGATCGGCAAGGGCGCGACCGCTGCGGCCGTCATTAGCCGTGCGGCTCGTTTGAACCTTCAGGGTGTCAGTCCGGTCGCTCCGCAGCCCTGGACCGCCGAAGAGGACCAATACCTTCGTGATCGCGTCGGCTCTCTAAGTCAGCGCGACATGGCCGAAGAACTCGGACGCGAACGCTCATCGGTTTTCCGGCGTCTCGAAAAACTAGGCATCAAGCCTGAGCGCGCCATCGTTACATACATCGCACCCAAGGCGGTGAAACCCTCACAGGTCATTCCTCTGACTGCCCGTCCCTGGCTCACGCGCACGTCTCGTGAATGCAAATACCTCTACGGTCAGCGACATGCCTATCTGGCCTGTTGCGAGCCTGTATGGGGTGATACGGGTCATTGTGAGGCTCACGCTGCGCTGTGCGGCGGGTATAAAAAGGTGGCGGCATGATCTGGACCTCCGACCTCACAGAAGCCCTCGTCGCACACAAGCGCGCCGGTCTCTCTCATGCGAAGATTGCCGTAAAAATGGGGCTGACAAAAAACATGGTGTGTGGAAAGCTGAACCGGCTAGGCATGGTTGGGTCTGCCAAGCGGCCTTACAAGCCGCCTCCCGCTCCCCGCAGACCTATCGATTCGTGGGACATAAAGCTGTTCGAACCCTACGGCGTCCGAAAGGCGCGGTTGGCTGCTGAGGGGAGGGTGTGATGCGGATCGAGACGATAGGCGACTGCACACTGTATTTAGGGGACTGTCGGGAGGTTTTACCGACGATCGGCCCCGTCAACCATATCATCACTGACCCGCCTTTTGAGAAGGAAGCCCACACTGACGTGCGGCGAACTCAAAAATCCATCAAGTCGGGAACGAAGGATAATATCGACTTCGGGCAAATCACTGAGGAACTTCGGGCCTTTATCCCGTCGTGGGCTAAGGAGAATTGCACCGGATGGATCTTGGCTTTTTGTCAGGTCGAAGCCGTGTCGCAGTGGCGGGACGTGATGGAAGCGGCGAACCTGAAATACAAGCGCGGAATGGCTTGGGTTAAGCCGGATT